CACCTCGTCCACGAAGCACCTCGAGGCCGTCGCGTACGACTTGTTGAACGGCGCCGTCACCCGGTACTTCTTGCCCACCAGGTGCGGGTCCGTCAGCGACGCGGTCACCGTCACCAGGTCACCTGGCCGCGGCTGCACCGACGCCGGCAGATCCACCCGGTACCGCTGCACCGTCAGGACCGAGCCGCCGGCCGTCGGGTTCTGCTCGTAGCCCTCGTACGTCTGCACCTTGCAGCGACCCGCGAACACCGGCTCAAGCTCAGCCTCACCGGTCACGTCATCCACCAGAGCGCCGGGGCGCTCGATCGTGCACGTGTCCGTCATGAGCCGCTCAGCAGCGGCACGACCGGACCGCAACGCAGTCGGGGCCGTCACAGGACCGTCCGCCAGTCCCGCGGCCACACCGGCACATCAGGAACGAACGTCGGCCGCGCCGAGAACGCACCCGTCGCAACCCCAGGAGTGAGCAGCCCCCACTCGTCATCCGTGAGGAAGATGTCCCCGCGCCGGACCTGCTCGTTGTACCGGTACGTGTAGTCGTCGATCGTCTCCGAGGTGTACCCCTCGGGGTTGCGGATCTTCCGGATGACGGCGTTCGACTCGATCATGACGAGAGTCGCCACAGTCGGAGAACCCGCCGCCACACGATCCGGCAGGTTCGGGATCCGCGCCAAGATCAGCGCCTCAGCGTCATCCAGCCACGCCTGAACCTGCGCCTGCTCCTCGGGCGAGTCGATGGGGCGGCCGAGCCGCGTTGCCACGTCAACGACGGTTGCGTACGACACGACCGCCCCACCTCCTCACTCAGAAGTTGCAGATCAGACGGCGTCGGTGTACGCCACGAACGCGCCGAGCGCGTCGGACTTCACGAAGCCGTAGTGCGCCTCCACGAGCAGGAGAACGAGGTTCTCCTGGAACGCGGAGTGCGTGACGCCGGCCTCGTCCACGTACGACGCCGTGTCGGACACCTTGATCGTGATGTCCATGCCCTGACCCCACGCCGCCTGCGACCAGTCGCCGCCGATCGCACGAAGGTTCGAGTCCGAGTCGGGCGACTGCGCGACCAGAACGGCCGGCGAGGTGCCACCCGTCAGGGCGTTCGCAGCGACCACGATCGGGGCAGCAGCGCCACCCACCGGCGACAGCGTCACCGTGTACGTGGAACCCGCCGTGCCCGAGACCGTCGCCGCAGCCCACGGGGCGCCCAGGGCGCGGATCGCGGTCTGCACGGCACCGGTCGCAGCGTTGTACGCCAGCGGCGTCGTCTGCGTGCCACCGACCGCCAGGGTGAACGTGCCACCCGCCGGGGTGCCCGTGACCGTGACGACCTGGACACGCGAACCGTTGCGACGGTACGCACCAGACACGCCCCGGTTGAAGTGCGCCGGGTAGCCGATGAGGTTGCCCGCGTTGATGCCCTGCTGCGGGGAGTCGACCCACAGCGGGCGACCCGTCGTGTCCGTCGACAGCTTCAGCGTCGGGCGCAGACGCGGGTCAGCCGCGAAGCCCGTGAAGTCGAACCCAGCGTCGACGACGAGCTTCTCGCCGTTGACCAGGTCCGTGTACGTCGAGCCGGTCGCCTGCGAGGCCGAACCGAGCTCGATGGACGACGCACCCCGGGTCAGGTAGTCCGCGAACGGGCCCGCCCCACCGGTACGCAGGTCCTTGCCGTGGATCGCCGCGTAGTCGAACGCGCGAGCGATCGCCACGGGCAGGTCCTGGCGGAGCTGGTCGAACAGGCCGGCCGGGTTCGTGCGCGCGACCTCCTCCGACACGGGCACGAGGAGGGCGACCTTCTTGCCGACCATCTGCTTGACGCCCACAGCGCCCGAACCGACGGGCTTCTGCCCGCCCTCAGACACCCAGCCAGCAGCCGGGATGTCCATCGACACGGGGATGACCGTGTTCGCGGTCAGGGACAGCGGGACGCGACGCGCGAGCTGCTGGACTGCCGACAGCTCCTCCGTCTTCTCGAAGATCGGACCAGTGACGGTCGGGGGGAGGAGCGTGGGGGCCACGCTCGAGAGCAGGGTTGCCATGATGGCGTCTCCGTTCGGGGGTGGGCGGGGTCAGCCGCCGAGCTGGTTGGTGAGGAACTGCGCGAAGTCGTTCGCGGGCGTCCCCGAAGCGGGGTCACCCTTCGCGCCCTGGGATGCGTCGGGCAGGGGGGACTGCGGGGCGTTCAGCCGAGCCAGGAGGGTGTCCGCCTGCTTGGCGACCGCCTCCTCCGTGTCACCGGTCAGGAAGGTGACGAGGTCCGCCGGGACGCCCTTCTCGAGGGCAACCTTCTGGATCGTCGTCTGCTTGGTGAGAGCGGCGAGCTGGTCCTGTGCGTCCTTCGCGGCACGCTGGGACTTCTCGAGCTCGGTGAGGTTGGCGGCCTCGATCTCGTCGAGTCGCGCCTTGAACTCCTTGGCGGCCTTCTCTGCTGCGGCGCGTGCTTCACGCTCCGCGGTGAGGGCCTTCTCCCCGTTGGGCCCGAGCGGCTTGTCCTGATCGCCAGGGGTGGGCTGCTCGGCGTTCTCCTGCTGCTCGGCCTCGATGGGCGCGGGCGCCTGCTCCGACATCGGTACTCCCCGAATCGCTCGGTGGTGGAACCCGCCCGCGTCGCGCGGGAGGGTGGTCAGATGTACCCGTTGACTCGCAGGAGTCGCAGGTAGTCCTCGCGGTCGGTAGCGACCTGCGAGATGGTCTCGGGCATGAGGCGCGCACCACGGCGACCGGTGGCGGCGCGTGACGCCTGCCCGCGGCGGGTGGTGCCCTCCGTGGTCGTCAGGACGTTCCGGCCACCGACCTGAGTGGCTTGTGCCTGGCGCCTCGTGACGTTGACCGTGCGGGACTCCCACACGACTGAGCCATCGGGCTTGCGCACCCACATCTCGCGGGACGTGGTGCTCGTCTGCCCGGCGAGTGACACGCCGCGGCGTGCGTTCACGACCTGGCCGATGTCGGCGCCCTCACGGATCGCATCCGCACCCGCCTTGCCAAACGTCGCGTCCTGCCCGGCGACGTCGAGAGAGTCGAAGTGCGCGCGAGGGTCGACCGTCATCTCGCCACCCACGGACTCCGACGACGGGATGTGCCGGCAGTCGCAACCCGGGTGGCGTGCGAACCCCGCAGACTTGCGGTACCAGCGACCCGCGAGGACCACACACCGCGAGCACGACGGCGGAGTCAGCATCCGCACGTACCCGCTGACCGGACGCACACCCATGCCCAGCGACTCCGCCTGACGACCCGTATCCGACAGGAGCGTGCCCGTCGCCATCGTCAACCACTGGCCCCGCTGAGCGAGCGCCTGAGCAGCCGACGCACCATCCCGGATGGCCGTCTTTGCGCCCACCACAGCCTCATACAGCAGGCCAGACACCGGGCGCCCATCGCCAGCGACGCCCACGAGCGACCGCGGCTGAGGTGTGGCGACCGCACGGACCGCCTGCACCTGCCCCGTATCCTCAAGGACCGCAGGCACGTACTCGAGCGCCCCGACCGCGACACGCTCCTGGGCGATGTCCGTCACCGCAAGCATCTGCGGGCCGATGTGCGCCCAGGAGCCGTCGAAGTCGTCACCCATGCGCCGCCACAGACGACGAACCGCCGCCACGGCCGCCGCGATCTCACGGCGCTGGTCGAGCGCGTATGCCTCAGCCGTCGGCGGGAGCGTCTGCATTGCTCACCGCCGCATCCTTGGCCCGCACCGCACTGAGGTAGGGGTCCTGGTCCGCCAGTCGCTCCTGGCGCAGGTACTCGCGCTCCTTGGCCTTGCGAGCCTCAGACCACCCGAGCTCGTCCCAGTAGCCCTCCATCGACAGCACACCGGCACCCCGTCGCTTCGACAGGGCGTCCTCGCGCTGCGCGATCGTCGGCGTCGCAGGGTCGAACCACTCGACCTTGACCCGGTTGCCCGTGACCCACTCGCCCGTGGAGAACCGCAACGCCAGGGCCGCAGCCCAACCGAGCGTCATGCCGACCTGCTCGTTCTGAGCCTCGACACCACGCACCAGCTGCGCCTCATCGGCACGGATCGCGCCCTCAGCCGGCGGGTTCACCGACAGCAGCCCGAAGTACCGCGCCGGGAAGCCCGTCACGATCGACGCCTGCTTGCCGTACACCTCAAGGGCCGTCTCGAAGTTCTTCAGGTCAGCCGCAGAGAACTGCCCCCACTTGGCGTCCTTGCTCGACAGGATCTTGATCGCGTCGAAGTACGCCTCGAACTGGGGAATGGGCTTGCCAGCCTCGTCCACGAAGTCACCGCGCGTCACCCCCGTCGCCCACAGGCCCGGGATGCCATGCGCCTCCTGCGCGAACTGCATGTTCGTCAGCGACCGCGCCGCCGAATCGACGAACGGGATGATGTCCGTCATCTGCGACTCGCCAGTCCACGAACCCGACAGGCGACGGTTCAGGTGCATGACGACCGGCACCGCACCCAGGCGGTGCTTGTCGCGCTGCATCTCACCCCACTGCCCATCCGCGCGACGCTCAGCCCACACCGTGTAGTCCGGCATGTAGAGCGTCACGTGAGTCGGCAGACCCGCCGCAGACTTCCCGTAGAAACGGGCAGCCGACGTCACCACCTCACGGCGGTAGTCGACAAACGCCGACATCTCCCGCGGCGACTCCACCCGCACCCACGGCAGCGTCTTGTCCCGCTCGTTCGCACCCACAGACAGGAACGCCCGCCCGTAAATCTGACGATCCAGGTTGAACATCGCCATGTGCGCCGACAGGTTCGACGCATCCGAGATCGCCCGCAGCCGAGGATCCGCCGTCTCCTCCCCAGGAAGGATCAGCGCCCGCACCTGCTGACGTGCGTTCGTCGTGTCCACAACCGTCCGGCACCAGTTCGCGATGACGAGGAACCGGCGCATGTCCGGAGGGATCGCCATACCCAGGTGCTCGACACGCTGCCGACCCTGGTAGTAACGCAGAAGAAGCTCGTCCGACAAGGTCCGCGACTCGAGGTCCGCCCTGTGTCGATCGAGCAGAGCAACCTCATCGGGGGTCAGAGCCACGTCGCCCCCTTCGGGTCACCTAGGCAGTCGGAAGTAGGCAGGGCCGGACTCGGCCCAACCCTCGGCCCGCTGGTCAGCCGCGGCCTCGTGAGCGAGGACGTCAGCCATGAGAACGTCGATCTTCTGGTGCTCCGCGGGCTTGCCGAGGATGTACCGCTCGCCGGCCTTCGCGACCTTGCGGGCGTTCCTCGCCGCAGCCTGCGCGGCCTCGTCGGCGTCGTGTGTCGTCAAACGCTCCGCCGTGTCCTCAAGGAACCGGATGAGCGCCGCGTGCATGCGACTGACCTGGTTCGTCGGCCACATCACCACGACGTCCTCGCCATGCTCAGCCGCCCACTCGTCGGCCTGCGTCTCCCAGTGCCTCGGGTCGACGTACAGCCGCGCGACCTTGTACCGGGCGAAGACCTCAGCGACAGCGGCCTGGACCTCCCCGCGGGGAATCCGACCACCCCACTCGTCGGGGTTCCAGTACGTCGGGCGACTGTCAGGCCCGTACGTCGGAGTGAACCGGTGCCCGTCCGCAGTCTCGAGGCGCAACGCCGTCCAGTCCTGCGAGGCAGAACCATCGAAGCCACCCGCGACACGCTCACCAGGAGCGACGACACGCGTCGCATCCTCGGTCTCCTGCCACAACGCCTCAGGCATGTACGACCCAAGACCCTGCACCAGGCGGTTCCCGAAGAACCGCTCAGCCTGCGTCGGGTCCGTCTCGACGAGCTCGGCCGCCTCAGCGTCGATCGACGTCGGGTCCACCCACGGAGAGTCCGCGTACACGTGCACATGGATCTTGTGCCGGTCGCGCTTGTTCCCGTACGACAGGTCGGCCGGCGGCTTCCGGTAGTAGCGGAAGATGTCCGGGCGCCTCGACTCGAACGCCTGCTGGGCCGCGCTGTTCTCCATCGGGTCCCACGGGTTTGTGAGCTCGATCGTGCGGCCCTGCATGGCGGCGATCCCGCGGCGCATCGTCTGCCACGTGTCGAGCACCTTGTTCGACGCCGTGTACAGCCCCGACTCGTCGCCCAGGCCGCCCGTGAGGGGCTGCCCCAGCTTCGAGCGGGCGGCAGCCGACAGGGGCACGATCTTCCCGCGGTTCGGGAGGCGGATGAAGCCCTCGCGCACGTGCACGAACTCCGCCAGCGGACCCGAGTGGATCATCGTCTGCAGCGGCTCGTACACGTTCTGCGTCTGTGACTCCGCGTAGGCCAGGAGGCCCAGCAGGGACTTGCGTCGCGGTGCACCCATCGCCTCGCCGGACTGGTAGTCGTACGTCCAGCCGCACCCGCAGCCGTGATCCTCGCAGCGGTACTGCTCGCCACCGACCGCGAACCCGATGAACAGCGTCGGGCCCACACCCTCAGCCAGCAGCATGCCCGCACCCCACGGCGACTTCCCGCACTTCTGCGGGCCGACGACGATCGAACGGCGGTACACGAACGGCGCCACCAGCCGGCGAGGATCCACAACCGCGCCAGCGTGCACCCGGTAGTGATTCGCCGTGCAGTAGAGCTGCCAGCCGTTGAACAGCAGTGGCTCGCCCTCGTACACGCCACCAGGGACCTTGCAGTGCTGCTCGATCCAGTCCGTGACCAGGAAACCAAGGCTGTGGAGCGGGTTGAAGTCGAGGGCGAGATCGTCAGTTCCCACCGGGGACCACCGAGAGGCGGTCACGGGAAGACTTGCGGGCAGGGGTGGCGTCGGACTTCTCGGCAGCCTTCACAGCCACCTCGTCCACGGCGATCGCCCAGCCGTTCTCCTTGAGGCCGGCCGGCGTCAGACCGAGATCCGCGCGCATCTGCCGGACGACCGTCGCCGCGTTGATCGGCGCGTCGTGCGCCTCGCTGCGAACCTGCATGCGGACCAGGTCTGCGATCTGGTCCCAGCGCCACGCCTGCATCGACCACGCGCAGGCTTGCGGGGTCTCCCACAGGGAAGCCCACACGTCAGTCTCGCGGTCAGAGGCGTCGGGGAGGGGGAAGTCGGGCACCTCGCCGCGGTACCCCTCCGACGGGAGCGCCGTGAGCTTGTAGCCGCGGCGCTCAGAACGCCCCGAGTTGGGGTCGAAGGCCGGGCCTGAACGGTTGCGTGCGCCACCACGGGGCATCTGTCATCACTCCTCGCCGGCATCGCACCAGCAGCAGGTGAAGCGGGCATCGCGCCCACTCCGGAAGGTCAAGCGTTGGTCAAGCGGAGGGCCGGGCCCGGAGGGTCTGAACCCTCCGCACCAAGGAGCGCCC